AAATGTAACTAAGAAATCACCAACTGCTCCAATCACTGTTGAAATAGCATCGGCAAAAACGGTGAAGAATGGCGTAATTTTTTGTAATGCTGTACCAAATATATCAAAGGCAAATGCGGCTGGTATCAATGCGGCTCCTAAGAATGCGATTGCGGCTGCACCTATGAAGATTGCGGGCGCGATGAATGATAGACCGAATGCAGCTGCACCTAATGCCACTAGAACTCCTATTCCTATTCCAACACCAGCCCAATTAATATCAGAGAACATTCCAAAAGCAAACCCTGCTGGTATTAAAGATGCTCCTAGTGCAGCAATAGCGAGAGAACCAACAAAAATTTCTTTAGCTGCTTTTCCTATCAATTTAGCCATGCCAGCAAGAACTCCTAGAGTTACAACACCTATTGCAATTGATTTAAAATCTAGACCAACAAATTCTTTTAGTGCTTTACCTGTTACAAATAATGCACCTCCCAAGGCAATGAGGACCGCGGCACTAATCAAATACTTTTTATCAGCCAGTGCTTTAAGACCTTTTCCAAGACCCTTCATGAATCCAGATATTCCTTCTCCAGCACCTTTTCCTATTCCAGCCATGGCGCCACCTATTCCTCCGCCAGCTGCTTTACCTGCTCCGCCGCCGGCTTTTCCACCGCCACCGAATCCAAGTTTGGATTTGATACCATCTTTGACAGAATTTATCATTCCACCAACTTTCTCCTTACCTGCCGCAACTACATTTTTACCACCTGTAAGATTAGATAATGCCGAGGTTCTTTTCGTCTCTCTTTTTATATCTTCTTTACGATTTTCTCTATCCTGTAATACATCACCCTTTGATCCATCTACCAATGTTTCTAGAGATGAACTTGTATTTGTAATAGCCTCAAGAGCATCAGGTGGAATAACAGAAGATGTTGCTCCAGCAGTAGCACCTTCAGCAGATGCGGCAGGAGTAATAGATTCAGCAGATTCAGCAGGAATACCTTCAGCAGATGCGGCAGGAGCCCCACCGAAGCCTCCAGTAATTTCATCAACAGTTTGCTGTGGATCAAAGTTCTTTGCGGCTTTGGAAATTTTCTTTAACAGCCCTTGGCGAATCAGAAAGAATCTAGTCTTTGTCAGAATATCTTGATCTGGTGTTGAACCAAGAACATCATTAAGTGATAAATTTGGATCAATCTCTAATTCAACTTCTTCGGTTGCCGCTTCAACTTTTTTAAGAATGTTTTTCTTTATTCTTAACCATCTGAAAGCATGAACTAAATTCAAATTGGGAGGTTCGCCAAGAAGCTCCGATAATTTCATCGATGGATCGATATCTAACTCTAGATTACCACCCTTGGTGGCTTTATCGACAGATTTAAGAATATTTCTCTTAACTTTTAAGAAACCGAAAGCCAATACCATATTAAGGTTATCGACTTTCGCCATATCACCCATCAATTCAGATAGAGATATATTTTTATCAATATCTAAATCTAACTTGCCACCAGAAGTTGCTTTACTAACCGATCCTAATATAGCGGCTTTAATCTGATCAAGCTCGTCTCCAAACTTTGCAGTATCTAATTCTGATTTTGATGTATCACCTAGTAAAGATGACAAAGAAATATTCGTATCTAAATCCAATTCTATATTGCCACCTAGTGTAGCCTTTTGAATTGAAGAAATAATATTACCTTTTATAGATTCAAGTTCATTTACAAACTTTGAATTATCAGAATCAATGCCAGAAATTAAATCATCGGTTGTCGACTGAATAGTTTCGGCTTGCTTCTCTAGAGCAGCCTGCAACTTTTCATTTAATTTCTGGAGTTGTTCTGAGTTATCCATTTCCATTTTAGTTTTTAGCTTGGTTTCTTGCGTTTTCTTCTGCGATATATTTCTGTAACATTCCTACATACACCTGTCTCTCCCACGGTAACATATTATCTAATTCTGTCAAACTATATTTATGATGTTGAAGCATCGCAAAGTTGGTTTGATAGTGATTAAGTAAAGATTCATGTGAAAGACTTAGGTAAAAAAATCACCTAAACCTGCTATGGTGTGCTCATTTTGATGTCCACAAAACTGGCATTTAAATTTAAATGTATGAGAAAGCTTTGGCTGATTCTGAATATATTCTTGAATAGATTGAAGATGATTGTGACCCAAAGATTCAATGAATGTATTGAGTTCTTTCTTACTTGTATCATCTGTATTGTAAACACCATCTGCATCAAAGATACTTTCAATCGATGCAATGATACCTGGTGTGATATCAGAACCATCTCCGATATTTTTGATATCCTTGACACGAATAGGTCTAAGAATAACTCCGACATCATCAGTCAATTGTAATTTACTCTCTGCTTCCTTCGCAGGAAATTGAACCTTAACTTCAGTTAGATCGATAGTTACGATATTTTTCTTATCACACTCTTCACATTTGATACTGAATTCAATGTTCTCCCCAATACTGATTGCTCTTAATTGGAGGAAGATGTATTCCATATCATATATGGTAAGATCATTCGGTTTTACTTTTTCAAAAGAACATACACGGATGATGTCCTTGACCACTTTTGTAATTTCATTCACATCTTCAGTCGTTTGTGCCTGAAGAAGAATTTTTTCTTCTTTAACAAGAAAAGGTCGGAATTCAACCTCTTCTTTTGTTGAAGGAATTTCAATTGTGTGTTTTGCTGTTTCTAATATAGGTAATGGCATAATATTTTAATAATTTAATTCGATAAGTATTTATACAGTTATTATCTGTCGATAATCACATCACGGAAAGCGAATGTTACATCTAGTGTTAGGATAGAATCCGTTGTTGTTTGAGATTTGGCAACTGCGCCTAAAGTTATGGGATAAGCATCTCTTAGTGTTATTCCATATTTGACTTTATCTTGCTTATCTTGGTGTTCAAGTTTAATGTCTGTAACATATTCTTCAAGATAACGAGATGTGTATGTAAACTGATCGATGATTCCTGCTTGCCACTTTTCAAATATGGTCTTCGCATAGAAATCTTCTGTTAATCTAAAAGTGATTGTGACATCATCATTGATAAAACCTGTAGGAATCTTCAATGGGTTTCTATACATTGAGTAATCAAGTGACTCGATTTGTTTGCCTGGAAAGCTGATTGATTCACATAGTATATCGAGGCTCCTCATATCGAATTTACCACCCTCTCTCACATAGCCAGGTACACTTATCATTGCTCGGAATCTATTTGGATTCGCTAAGCCGCTTCTTCTTACTACTTCTGATTTTAAATTTTCTATACTTGAACTCATTAGATTGATTTTCTGGATTCTTTCCACACAGAACTTTTACCTTTCCCAACAAATTTTTCTGTTGGCATGAAAAGTGCTACTTCCCATTCGGTTGCCGGCACTTGTGTTATTCTTGTTTGTACCTTTGCTGTTAAATATCTTTTAAAACAAGGTTGGAATTCTTTTAATTTAGATGCGCCTTTAAGGAAATTATATTTTAAACGAAACCGTGTGGTCTCATTATATTTTTTATTATTAGTAAATTCTGTAAGTTTATCGAAGAATTTTGCTCTTAAATTTGGTGGAAGATAATGGAGATTAAGTCCTGTGAAGCCTCCTTCTACCTTATCAACTAAAATTATAAGAGGAAATCTATCATAATAAGGCAATGTTTCTTTATATTTTGGATCATAGAAATACATATACATTCTACCTGGCAGAGGTTTATCGACTCTTAATAATTCTTCATCTTTCAGTAGAGCATTTCTACTGATATTAAAAGTTTTGAGTCTTTTCTTAAACCAATTCAGCGATTGTGTTGTTCTGGGATTGATTCCAGACTTAAACGCTTCCTGTTCCAATTTTTGAAAATATGATTTCGTGGCCATTACTTCTATTTATAATCAAGTCAATAACTTTATCCCAAGTCCTTTGATTGTTTTCTCTGTCCATATATCAAATTTCCACCCTCTATTCTCTGCATATTCCTTTGCGGCTTCCCATTTAGATTGATTCTTTATATACGTCATAACCTCTCTAATGTATCTCTTTGTCTTCTTCCGCATCTTCGGTTCTTTAGTTTCTTTCTCTGGCTTTATTTCAATGAGCCAAGTCCTGCCATCTTTAGTTGTAATTTTCAGATCAACAAAATATCTGTGTATTTTATTATCTGTCTTACACCGATATGGTACCACGGTTTCTTCGCTCGACCACTTTATGATAGAAGGATTCTCATCACACCAACGAAATACCTGTCTTTCCCATAATGAGCGGAAAATGCACCTTGTCGGATCGCCCTCATATTTAGATGTATTCTTTATACTATATCTTCCTTTGTAGGTCATATTATATTTATAAATAGATATATGGATAAATCTAACT